TTTTGAAAAAGTTGGATTTAGATTTTCTCCAAACAAGCTTACTGGACCATCATTACCACCTTGATAACCTATTGTTTGACCTGTATCTGGAGTTGTATCGGGTGTTGAAGCATTTGGATCGTATAAACCTTGCTCTTGTAACGCATTCGCAATCTCTTGATCACTAAAGCCATACGCGTTCATAGAATTGTAAATAGATAATGCTTGTCCATCTAAAGGTGAGCCGCCCATAAACAATCCGACTCGACCGCCGTCATCATAACCCGTTCTTCCTCTGCCGGTTTTATTAGAAAAATTTTCATTAGTGCCTGTAGATCTAGATGCAAAACCTCCACCCCTGCCGTCTGTAAATCCCTGTCTATCCGCGCTTGCGTATACATCTGGATTTGCTGCTCTTGCTCTGTTTGCAGTATTAGCTAATTGTGCTTGTTGATTTATTGTATTAAAATAATCTTTCACCTGGGGTCTTATAGAGTTTAAATATTGAATTGCCATACTTTGACCGTCTTTGTTTAAATTTTTATATTTTTTACCTAACACTTGGTTCATATACCTTAAATCCGTATCTACATTTGGACTATTGAGATCTCCATCTTTTTGAAGCCTTCTTTCTATGTCAAGAGCTCTAGTAAATAATTCTTCTTTGTCAAATTTAGATATACCATCTCCGGGTTTACCTTTTAGTTGTAATTGTGAAGGTACGCCTGCATCCATTGTATTTTTCATAACATTTGCAAATTGTGGAAATTTAGTAATGTTATGTGCGTACTCGTGTTGAACAGTATCCACCGCTTGATTCAAAAGATCTACTGGTTTGGCACCGTAAAATCCTAACTGTGCAGCTTTATCAGTGTATAGTGGTAATTGATTAGCTGGTGACATTGGTTTGGTTGTTATAAACTCTGCCAAATCTTTGTTAAGATAAACAGGATTAGTTTCAGTTTGAAATTTAGTTCCATATTCAGATGGTAGTATATCTGGTAATGTTGTGTAACCATAAACACTATCTTTATTTGTTGATTTTAAATTTTGAAAATTTTTAGGTGACACAATATTTATTTGATCCATTGGTGTTTGTTGAAACTCTGCAAACTTTGGAGTGTTTGTTTGAATAGTTTCATATATTGTACCGTCTGGATTTGTTTTTAGTCTATCCATATAATCAAATCCTAATTCTCCTGATGGATCTTTAGTATCTAAAGCATCTATTATTCCCACTGTTTTATCCATATCAAGATCACGAAGAGGACCTCTTGGTTCAAATTTTACATTATCAATATTTTCATCAAAATAACTATTACTTCCTTGAACTTCATCTACATAACGAAGCGGCCCTGTAGGTGCTTTATAAAAGTCTTCAAATTTTAATTCTGGTGTAGCTTTATAAAAACCAGTTTGATACTCTGGATCGTTTTGTAATTGTAAATTTAAAAAAGCTTGTTGTTGTGCTGTTAAACCTGCATAACCTCCTGGTTCATTTACTAGACCACGTTTAGGTTTCATTGTAGAACCTGCTCGACCGCCGTCTTTCTTTTTTTCGAATAGAACTTCAATGCCTATCGCACCGCCGTCCGCGTATCTCTTTTTAAAAAACTTTTTATAATCAAACTTTGGTTTGCTTACTTCTTCTACGCCACCATCATATCTATCTTCTGCTTCATCTAGCATCTCATCTTCTTTGCCAGGCAAAATAATTTCTTCATAACCTTTTTTTCCTATTTCTCTTTTATCTCCTGTACCTTCTTTAAATCTTCTTTTCATTTCTTTAGCTTTTTCAGCCCTGGTTAAATCTCTTGCATCCACATCTTCTACTTCAACTTCTTCTTCGACTTCTTCGTCTTTACCTTTTTTCATAAAGATTTCACCGATACCAACACCTGGTACGATAGTAGATAAAATTTTAATAGACTGTTCTGGATTCTCTTGAATATAATCATTCACCATATCTGCAGCTTTTGCCATACCTAATGTAGCAATTGAAATTCCTACGGCTTCTGCAAATGGGATAACTAAAGGTGCTGCTAATATCATAATTAATAATACGTTCTTTCAACTTGAGGCAATGAGTCCTCTATTAAATCTTCTGGATGCGCCACGAACCCTCCTTGTCTAAAACGCATTATTGCTTGTGTCGTACTGTCCACCAAATCATCGTGATCTCCATAAGGAAATGATGCACATTCTTCTATAACCTCTTCTGCGAACTTTTCGTCAGGCGCCCAAATTTGGCCACTCTCAAAGAGTGGAGCTACAGCGTTTACCCTCGCGTGTTTATCGTTACCTTTTGAGGGAGTGAAATTTATAACAGGAATCCCCATTTTTCGCAACTCATAAGTGAGTGGTAATCCTGATGCTTTAGCCTCCACGATCACCGTTTCTGGATTCCAGTATTTATATTGCTCGTAAGCTTCTTTTTTTAACTCTGGAAATTCTAATCGTTCTTTGAATGCATCGAGTAATATTAGATTAGCAGGGCTATCTTCGTTTGGATAAAAGACTCCCCAGGTGGTAATAGCAGAATAATCGGCGGATTCTTTTTTAAGAAAAGCTGTATCATAACTTTGAATAATATGATCGAGCGGCGGGATATAAGGTTTATCCCAAACCTTCCACCATTCTCGTTTAATTAAACTACCTTCTTCAGACGTTGGGTTTTGCATCCACTGTGCATTCCATTTACCCACACTCAAACTGGCTTTAACAGATTCTAGTTCTTCTAACTTCCAATATTGTGGCCAGACAGGTTTATTACTTGGTAGGATTGCAGGAAACTCAATGACATCCCATTGATCTGATTTTAATTCTTTTTGAGATTTTAATAACATCCCGGTTAGATCTTTCATATTCCATCTTGTCATAACAACAACGATTGCTCCACCTGGTTGTAAACGTTGACGTGGTCCTGATGTATACCACTCGTAAGCTCTTTCCATTGCAGTCATATTCAGTGCATCTTGTTCCGAGTGAGGATCATCGATAATAAGCAAATCCGCTCCACGGCCCGTGATCGCCGAGCCAACACCAGCTGCATAATATTCACCACCCTGTTCGGTTTCCCATTTACCAGCTGCTTGACTGTCCTCTCGTAGTCTTGTCT